GCTGTAGAATTGGGAGCTAAAAGACATCCTGTAGGTATGATAGCTAGAGCAGTATATCGGATGATACCTAAAAATAAAGTAAGCGACGTAGTTAAGTTTTTAAAAGATACACCAGCACATGAACTGTTTGGATTAGAACAATCTGGTTCACAGTCTTTACAGAAGTTTGTAAATGATTTTACAGAAGGATTACAGACTACAGATTTTCAAGCTAAACAAAAAGACTTAGAACTTATAGACCCAAGAAGAACTATCAGAACAGAACTTCCGAAGGCAAAACTTATGTACGATGGTGGATTAGTCTAGGGATTTAAATTGAGAGCTAAAGGTTCTTAGACTTTGTTCCACAGTATCAAGTAAGTTTTCACTATACTCAAGGAAATCATATATTAGCTCTCTGTTTTCATAGGAAGGAAGAGTATTGTCTATCGTAGACAACCAATCGTTAGGATGAAGAGACTCACGAAATATTTCTAGATGACCAGACTCATTTAGACATACACCTATCTTAAACAGGGTGGCTTCAGGGCTACCCTGTTTTCTTTTGGACAACTGGTAGCTCCTTATCTAATACTGTTTCAGCAAATGATACATCTTTAATATCGTTTCTCAGTGTCTCTATTCTACCACTCAAATACTCCTGTACATTCTTTCGTTGTATTCTATGGTAGTCACCCAAGTTCTCTAGAAGGTATGCTAGCTCCATCTCCATACCCTCTAGGTGAACCTTAATCTTCTCTTGTTTTTCGCTCATCTTTTTCTCCTAACTCTTTAATTTTTTTGTAAGCTTCTTGTACCTGTTCTTGTAAATCTTTAATATTACTCTTTAATATTTTTATCTCTTCTAGTTCTTTAATCACTTTATACGAGTTCTGTAATTGTTTCTGAAGCTGTTGTACATTTTCTTTCAATACAGATATTTCTTCTTTGCGTAACATTATTCTGTAACCGCTACCTTTTCAAGAGAATCTTCTTCTATAATAGTATCTGTTTTAATTAGAGATGGTGATATACAAAAAGATATATTACATCCAGCTAAAAATCCAGCTAAAAACAATATCATACACATACTTAATAACTTTAAAGTCATTGTACTAAATCCACTACTTCACATACATCTCCTGAACAATTTAGAGTTTGACTACCATGTGTATTATCCTCTGCTTCAAACTCTGCGAGGAGTTTCCAATCAACATCTGTAGGCATCTTACTTAGAAGCTCGTCATAAGTAGCCTTATCACAGTCCTGATAAGGAGCTTGTTTGTAAGTATGCTCTGTCATAGGTAGGAAACTAATACCCGACATTAGATTAAAGTTCTTATAAACATATGCCCCAACTTCCATCCACTCATGTTCCTGTACTGATACAGTGATGGATGGCTTATGTTCGCACCAGTGTTCAGAGTATACCTGCCATATCTTTAGATGATCAATAGCAGATAAATCATGTCTTGTCAATGCACCTTTAGGTGACTTTATAGGAAAGTTAAATACAGACATGGACTGTGGTTTAGCCAGTTCATCCTCTACAGGAAATCCTTTCTCTGTCATGAACTGAGTAAGTGGGTCTTTCTTATCTGCCCTTACAGTCCTGATGTAATACTCGGAATGTCTAGGATGAATACCACTGGCGGCATTCACAAGCTGACTAACCGTACCACTAGGCTTAACACAGGTTATAGCAGCAGAAGGTTCTATACCTAGATACTTAGCCCACTTGCTATTAGTTGCAACTGCTGTAAGCCTAAGATTAGATAAGAGAGCCGGAAGATTATCATTAGTTTTATTAGACATCATCTTGTTATCTAGTATACCTGTTAATGATACACCAAGCAATCTCTCTTCTTCTGTGTTACGAACCCACTGTCTACTAAGACCTTTAAAGTCCACAAAACAGGCTTGTATTGTACCCAGTATAGTAGCTAACTCTACCTTCTTCTGTAATGTTTCAGCAGTATCCTCTGATTTGACAACAACTTCAGATAGGTTACAGAACTGTTTAGGTCTAAGTATAATTTCACAACAGGGGTTAGTACCATAATCAATATCGGAATCTCTACGCCCATACTTAGCAGCCTGTTGTTGTGCAGCCTGACGATTAAAGATACCACGTTCACCAGACTTGCTCTCATAGAGGGCTGTCCATTCCCTCATGAATGATCCCATGTCTGCTGATCCGTCCGTGTAGCATACAGAGTTGTTAGCCAAGGCTCTATGAGGATCAGTATCCCACCATGAACCAGACTTAGCATGTCGCATACGATCATCAGATAGGTTGGACAGGCTAATCAATGCTGATCTACGAACACCACCTACCACCACAACATCAGCAATCTTACACATGAGGTCATGACATTCGATGCTGGTTAGTTTACGACCAGAAGCTTTCTTGAATAGGTTACAAGAGAAACTAAACAAGTCATCAAGAGGTTCAGGTCCACTAGCCCTACCGCCAAAAGTCTTTAGCTTGGCACCAGCAGGGCGTAACCTAGACATATCCCATCTAGGTAGCATACCAGCATAGAGTAGGTTAATAAGCTCCTTGAAGCCTCGAAACCACCCCTCTTTACTATCCTGTACGATGATAGTTGTTTCACTATCTTCCAGTACATCAGGAACACCGGGAAGCTGGTTGATGTACTGTCGTTCAACAGAAAAGCCTACACCTGTACCATGCATGAGGATATATAGGCACTCATCAAAGGCTCTAGGACTATCTACAGGAAGATAAGAACAGTTATAGGCAGCAATGTGGTTACGTTCTAGAGCATTACCAGCAGTCATCATAGCCCTCATAGAAGGCATGATCTCCAGTGTAACCATAGCTGTATACAAATCTGTAAACATCTCCTTTGGCATGGAGTAATCATGGTTCTTCTTAATGAAGTCTCTATAGAAACTAAGAAGTCTAGTAACTGTTTCTTGCCAAGTCTCTCTTCTTTCTTCTCCGTCTAACCATCGACTATATCTAGATTGATGTATAAAAGATTGATAATCACTCGGTAACATTTATATCTAGCTCCTGTTGGTTGCTATCCTCAAAAGCCTTGCCTTCCATGATAAGTCTATTAATTAGATTATTAACTTCTCCAAAAGGTCTTTTTGCTAGGTAGTTAAGCACTTCATTAATCAAGTCTCCGTCAATAGGTATCTTCATTATCTTATTCTCCATACTGATTTAGGTCCAAGTTTCTTTCTGTGTCTCAGGTGTTTGGGTTTAAACCGTCTAATCTTTCTTTTCTTAGGCTTGAAGGAAAATTGTTTCATACTAAATCCTGCAAGTAAGGTTCTTCATACGTATCCGATTTTAATATCTTACCATCTTCTCTGTAAATAGGTTTGCCATCTTCTCCAAGCTTGGACATATTAGACTTGTGTACTCTATTAAAAGCTACATCAAAGTTCCAACCAAATGTATCAGCAAACCCTACGCATACATATACTAAGTCACAAAGCTCTTTCAGTATATCTTCCTTGTTCTTTTTATAATGCATTGCTTGCATTACTTCTTCAAACTCTTCTTTAATTAATTTCTTTCTTAAAGATTTGATTTTATCAATAGAACCTTTCTCGTAAATTGCATCCGTAGGATGTCCGAATGCTTTATGAAAGGCGTTTAATTTAGTTTGTAAAGTCTCAGATTTCATAAACATTATTCAGTATCACTGGGTTTAGTGTCAATCAAGTCTTCTACTTCTCGTATCAATCTATTGATATACCATTCTGCTTTCTGTAAATCCTCTAGAGCAGTTCCTTTGTACTTGTACCTAGAAATGTATTTAATAACATTTCCTTGCAGATATCCTTCAAATTCTGGAGCAGCCATAGAGTTTTTTATCATGTCTATTGTTTCTACGCTACCCCTGTTGTAGTGAGGTGGATGATTAATATTATCTGGCATACTATATAAAACTCCTAAAAGGTTGGTCAATTTATGTCCTTCTTAAATTCAATTATATTATCACCATAACTCATCTTAGTAGATTGAACTTGTTTGTTGACATTAAAAGAATACTTTCCAGCTTCTCTTAATCCTTCTATAACATCCTCATCATGAAGATAGGATAGGATTCCATATCCTACTTCTTTAATAAGAGTTGGAGTTTCAGCTTTCGAGAGATCATATATTCTTACCGTAAAGTCTTCCTCTGTATCTCCCTCTTCTAAATAGACAATAAGTTTTTCCTTTCTAGGATCAATCTCGTCAGATATTCCTAGAGCCTCATGCAAAAGCTTCTGTTTGTCCGTCATGTGACATCAACCTTTCAATTTGTTTTTCTAGAAACTGTCTTGTTTTAGGACAGTGTTCTTCCATCTCCGCAAGTTCACTCGTTACCTTTTCTAGTGGTAGAATTAGAATAGAATGTGATACTACAATAGATTTTATTTTATTAATATCTGATGTAATCTTCTCACAGTTCTCATCAAAGTTTAAATCAGACCAGTGAGTAGTCAGTGTCTTCTTTGTTCTTAACGTAATTATATTCCTTTCAGGTAGTTTTTGTTTCTCATGTATAGGAGAAAGATACCATACATTAGGATTCATGTCCATATCTTTTTCATGAACTCTTAGTTGTAGTACTACAGGCATGGTTACTTCTCCACTCTTATGGGTCTATAAAATTTACCACCTACATAATTATTATAGTAAGCTGGTTCATCTGTTCCTTCAAGAACAGCCGTCAAGACTTTGAATTTCATCTGATAAAAGCACTCATAGTATTTCAAGCTTCGTTTGTTTTCATATTCTCCAATTATCTGGAATGTGAAATGCTTCTTACCAAGCTTGCCCATATCAGAGTTAAGGTGTTTTGAAGAACCTGTATATGTTTCCCAACCAGAAGGCTTCTTTTTCTTGGCTCCAATATAATATTGTTTACAGCCTATATAAGCCTTCTTAGTTTTTCTGTTCGTTATTTTATAAACGAAACCAAACTTATAAGGATCAGGAATAAAGGGTTTTCTTTTATAGACCCAATGCATTATTCAAGTTCTTCAAACTCCTCATGAACTTCCGTAAGTCTACCAGATTCTCTACCATAGTACACCCTACAGGCTGGTCCTGTCAAGCCAGAGAACCTGTTCTTTATAACTCGTACTGTAGTAGTATGTCTCTCTACCTCATCCTCATGCTGACCATTTCTCTCTAGGCCAATGACGATATCGGATAGCTGACCTATGCTGGCTGATCCTCTAAGTTGAGAGAGGGATGTAACAGCACCTTCCTCATGGCCCGTAGACATTGGCCTACGCAAGTGAGATACAATCAGCAAGGCAATATCAAGTTCCTGTACAACAGTACGCATCTTAGTCATGATCTCATCAAGTGCTCTACGTTCATCAGCTATGTTCTGATCTGATACTATGATACTGATATGATCTAAGACTACATACTTACAGTCTAAAGCCTTGGCAAAGTATCTGATCCTGTTAAGGATAGAATCAATAGCATTTGATCCAAAGTGATCGTAGAAGAATAACCTTCCAGTACCTAGTGTGTTATCAAAGTACCTCTTCAAGTCCTCATCACTCA